CCTGCACTTGAATCAGTGGACGGAGAACGAGTCTCGCATCATTCCCATGCACGCCTACGACGCTTGTGCGGTACAATACGCAGAGGCGGAATTGTACGGCAGGCAGTGTTTTGGCGGGCTGGATTTGGCATCGACGCAGGACGTGACGGCGTTCGTGTTGGTGTTTCCGGAAGAAGACGGCGGCTGCAAGGTGCTTCCGTGGTTCTGGCTGCCGGAGGACACGGTGAACCAGCGAACCAAACAGGATCAGAAAATGATCCGGACGTTCGCTGATCAGGGGATGATCGAACTTACGGACGGAAACGAAGTCGACACGGTTCAGGTCGCGCAGCAGATCGCAGACATCTGCGAGCAGTTTGACGTGATCAAGATCGGCTTCGATGGATGGAACGCAGCAGGGCCGACGCAGCTTATGAAACTGAACGGCATTCCACAGCACGCGCTGGAAAAGATGCCGCAGACAACAGCAACATTCAACGAGCCATTCCGCCAGATGCTGGCGTGGATCGGCAACGGCAAATTCAAGCACAACGGCAACGCGGTGTTGCGATGGATGGCAGCGAACACGGTGGCGATTGAAGACACGGGCGGGCGAATCAAACCGGACAAGAAGAAGTCGCAAGAGAAAATTGACGGCATTGTGTCCACGCTGATGGGCATGGCGCTGGGGATCAAATACGGATCTGACGCGGGCGCGTACACCGATGAAAACGCCGGCGTGATTTTGTTCTAAGGAATCAAACATGCAGACAGACGAAATCGAGAACAACGCACCGCTCGAAAATCCGGCCGTATCGTTACAAGATCCGGCCGCGTGGGATCGTTACTTCGGCGGCATGGGCACTGAAGCAGGCGTGAAGATCTCGCCCACGATCGCGATGGGGCACCCGCCGCTCTGGCGTGCTGTGTCGTTGATTAGTGGCAGCGTGGCAAAGCTGCCGGTGGATGTGTTTCGCCGGCTGCCGGACGGAGCGAAAGAACGAGACACGCTGCACCCGGCCACGCGACTGCTGAAGAAACGCAGTTCCAAGTATGTGAAGGCGTTCACATTGAAACAGACGCTCGTGGGGCACGCCCTGCTCCGTGGCAATGGATACGCGGCGATCGAACGGAACAACCGCGGCGACGCCACACAGCTGGTGCTGCTTGATCCTGATGTCACGTTTCCTGCGATGCAGGACGCGGAGCTGTGGTATGTGACAGAGATTCGCGGCGAGCAGGTGCGGATACCCTCAAGGGATGTCTTTCATTGTCGTGGGCTCAGCAATGACGGAATGAAGGGTTATGACATAGTCACGCTGATGGCGGAAGCGTTGTCGGTTGGCGTGGCGGCTTCCCGGTTCGGGGCGCGGTTCTTTGGGCAAGGCGCGAACGTCTCCGGCGTGCTCCAAGTGCCGGGGCACTTCTCGGAAGCGAAGATCAGAGCCACGATGGATGCCTGGAGCAGCATGGTCAGCGGATTATCGAATTCTCACAAGGTCGCCCTTCTCCAAGACGGGACTCGGTTCACACCTTTGACTGTAAACCCTGCACAGTCGCAGTTCCTTGAGACGCGCGAATATGAAGTCCGCACAATCGCGAACATCACCGGCTGTCCACCGCACAAGCTGGGTGATCCGACACGCACCAGCCACAACAGTCTCGAGTCAGAGAACACTACTTTCTTAACGGACTGTCTTGATCACTGGCTTTGCGAAATTGAAAGCGAAGCAAACACGAAGCTGCTGAGTGATACGGAGCAGCGGACAGACTCGCACTTCGTCGAGTTTAATCGCCGGGCACTGCTGCGAATGAGTGCGAATGATCGCGCGAACTTCTATACGAAAATGCAGATGTCGGGGAACATGACGATCAACGAAGTGCGGAACGCGGAGAACATGGCGCCGGTTGAGAACGGTGACGCACTGTACCGGCCGGCGAACCTGCTGGAGATCACAGAGCGTCCTGCGCAAGGCGACGCACCAACAACCGCGGCAGCGTTGTCTGAGGTTGAGATTGCGAGTCTGATTCAGAAGGTTTATCTGGGCGTCGGCAAAGTTGTGACGGCTGAAGAAGCTCGCCAGCTTGTGACACAGGCGGGATTCAATCTGGAGGATGAGTTCGTTCCAGACACCGCTCAGCCGCTACGGCTCGAAGCACCGGAGCCGACAGAAGACAGTTCGCCAGCGGCTGCTAGCTTGCGGGCGATGGTAAACAGCAGCATTTCGCGCAGCTTGCAAATTGAGAAAGATCGTGTCGTCAAAGCTGCGAAGACGGAGCAGAACTTTCTGGCGTGGCTCGATTCATTTTATCCGCAGTGGGTGAGCAACGCGACGATTCCAGCCAGCGGATCTGAAACGGCACTAAAGACACACGCACAAGCCAGTAAGATTGCGTTGCTTGATGTTGCTGGCTCGTGTTCGCAAACAAGTCTGGCTGGGGCTGTCGCAGAGTGCGTTGCCACGTGGACAGACGAGCGAGGCGAAATTATCACTGACTCGATCATGGAGCAAACAAACAATGAGTGAGATTCAACTGTATGGAGCCATCGGCGAAACCGAAGGCGGCGACGGGATCACAGCAAACACGTTCGCCGAACAGTACGCGGCAGCCTCAACGGATGAACCGCTTGACGTGTACATCTCCAGTCCGGGCGGCGTCGTTCGTGACGGGCTGACAATGTATTCGATGCTGGCGGCGCACCCGGCGCCGGTTCGCGTTCATGCGTACGGTGTTGTCGGTTCAATCGCCACGATAATTGCCTGTGCGTCTGACGAAGTCGTGATGGCACAGAACGCGAAGTATATGATTCACAATCCGATGGGGCCGTCTGCGATGGCGTGGGGCGACGCGGACGATCTGCGAGAAGCAGCGGCTGAAACGGAAAAGATGGCGTCAATTCTGGACGGCATCAAAGACTCGATGGCCGACATCTACGCGGCGCGATCCGGCAGTGAAAAATCGCAAATTCTGGACTGGATGCAGGCGGAGACATGGTTCAGCGCAGCGGAAGCGAAGCGGGCCGGGTTCGCGGATTCAATCATTCCAAACAAAACGATCGCGGCCTGCTCTACGGCTGAGCCGTTCGCGGTGGCAGTAGAAACGCTCGAAGAACTCGAAGAACTGGCGGCACAAGCCGCAGCAATTCAGCCAAAACAACAGCCGGAATACTGCCCTGAAGAACGGCTGGCACTCGCCAAAGCGAAAATGGACTTGACGCTCAGAATCGCGTGACGAAAATACGAACAGATCGAAAAATCTGATCAGACGAACCCGCTGGCAAGAGTCGGCGAAAGTCTGCGACAAGGGGAAACCGCAAGAGCGCGCTCCGCCTTCACACGTTCAACGTGTTGAGGCCGGCGTGCTTTTTTTTGGCCTCAACAAAATTCAAAGCAATTTTGCAAAGGCTGAAAAATGGACATTCAAAGCAAAGTCGATCAGCGCGTGAAGCTGATCAAAGACGCTCAGGCTTTTTTAACCGAGCGAGAAGAGGGGCTAACATCAGATGAGTCTGCACAGTTCGACGCCATGATGGCCGACGCGGACACGCTGAAAGCCGAAATTGACGATCATCTGGCAGAGGAACAGGTGCGAGCGAATCGCGTTGCACGCATCGAAGCGGCTCAGGCCGATCTGGATGCTGTGCGATCACGCGGAAGCATTGACGCACTGGTTTCATCCGGTGGCAACGTACCGCGGCTGCCGAGCTCAGACGCTTCGCGAGTTTCAAAGTCAGAAGCGATCGCAGCGGCTGTTGACGGGCTGGCTCGTCATGGGCACCCGCGTCTGATGGATGAAGAAGCACAGGCCGCCGCAAAGGCTGCCGGCATTGGCTTCTCGTTCGACAGTGGCGCTCCGGCTCTGGAAATTCCGCTGACAGCACGGGCACCGAAGTCGCTGGATGAAATCTACGCGGCACAAAGCACGACGGACAGTGCTGGTGGCTACACCATCCCAGAAGGCTTCGTCGCGAATCTCGAAAAGGCTTTGCTGACCTACGGCAGCGTGCGAAGCGTCGCCGATGTTTTGCGAACTGCCAGCGGCAATGATCTTCCGTGGCCAACTGCGGATGATACCAGTAACGTCGGGGCACTTCTCGGTGAGAACACAACCGACAGTGAACAGGATGTTACGTTCGGAGTGTTTACGCTCGGCGCGTACAAATACACGTCGAAGATCATCAAGACGTCGGTTGAGATCCTGCAGGACACCGGGATCAATCTCGCGGCTGAACTGGGGACGATGCTGGGCGAGCGGATCGCACGCATCCAGAACCAGCACTTCACGACCGGGACAGGAAGTTCGCAGCCGTCCGGGATCACCGTTGGCAGTGCCACCGGCGTGACTGCGGCCGGAGCGGCGGCGATCACGACGGATGAGATTCTTGATCTCGTGTCGTCTGTCGATCCGGCTTACCGAATGGGCGCGTCGTTCATGATGCACGACAGCACCAAGACGGCGCTGCTGAAGCTGAAGAACTCCAGCAACGATTACATCTGGCGGGCTGGTCTCGAAGGAGCCGCTCCCGATGAGTTGTTGGGGTATAGGGTTGTGATTAATAACGACATGCCGGAACTCGGAACCGGAAACGTCACTGTTTGCTTCGGCAACATGGGCGCTTACAAGGTTCGCGAAGTTCTGAATACCAGCCTCGTTCGCCTCAACGAACGATACGCCGACGCTCACCAAGTGGGCTGGGTGGCGATCAATCGTGCTGATGGTGGCCTGCTGACTGCCAGCGCTACGAATACACCAGTCAAGCATCTGGTGCAGGCGTAGTTTCTCGAATCGTGGCGGCGCTCCATCAGGGGCGTCGCCTTTTTCTTCTGGGAGTCATCGCGATGAAGGTAAAGCTGCTGATTGCCCGTGCGGGTAAGTATTTTTCAAACGCACCCGGCGAAGTCGTTGACATCGACGACGCGGAAGCCAGAACGCTCATTGAACGCGGACAGGCCGAAGCGGTGAAGACAGCAACGAAACGCAAGCCAAAGGCGTCGGCTGAATGACGTACGTCGTCACCACAGAGCCATCAGTTGAGCCGCTGACGCTCAGCGAGCTGAAGGACGTGCTGCGAATCACGACGAGTGATTTCGACACGGAGCTGACGCGTCTGCTGACGGCATCCCGCCGGCAGGTGGAGCACGACTCGTTGCGTCGGCTGATCACTCAGACGGTGAAGCTGTATCTGGATGGCTTTCCCGTCGAAAAGGAAATCGAGATCCGACAGGCTCCGGTTCAGTCCGTCACGTCGGTCACGTACGTCGACACGGCCGGCGACACGCAGACGCTGAGCTCGGCGGATTATCACGTTGACACGATCCGCGAGCCGGCCCGCGTTGCACTGAAGACGGACAAAAACTGGCCGGAGACGGAATCGAACACACCGAACGCGGTGGTTGTCGAATTCGTTGGTGGCTATGGCGATGCAGGCTCTGACGTGCCCGCAGAGGCGCGTCTGGCCGTGCAACAGTGGGCAATAAATGAGTGGGGCGACTGCTCTGATTTGAGCACCAGCGACGCGTACAAACGTCTGATCGCTGCGTTGCGATGGACGGAGTATCACAAAATATGAAAACGTGCGTCCGGCAGTACGACAAAAAGATCACGGTTGAGAACCTGAGCAAAACCGCCACGGCGGATGCTCACGGCTTCATCGATCCGACATCGTCTGACAATTGGAGCGAATACACCACAGCCTTTGCGAAGTGCAGCAGCAAAGGCGGCCGCGAGTTCTGGAAAGTGCATCAAGTGCACTCGGACGTCAGCCATGTGTGGACGTGTCCGTACAACGCCACACTTGCAGGCGTCACGCCTGATATGCGGCTGACGTACAACGGCCAGACGTATGAGATTCTGTCTGTCGTTGTTCTCGATCTGGACAACGAGCAGATTGAGATCCAGACGAAGAGGGCTGTCTGATGGGAGTCATGAAGAGCCTAGCCGAAGGAGGCGGGAGCAATGCGCGTAGCGGCTCCATCATTGAAGGCGACAGGAAGCTGCTTCGCACGTTGAAAAACATGCGAGAGACAGCCGCACGGCGTGTGATATCACGCGGGGCAGCAAAAGCCGCTCAAGTCATGGCAAAATCGGCGAAGGCTGAAATCCCTTCGAAGTTTAAAGGGGCGAAAAAGGGGATCGGCTGGAAGAACCTCAAGAGAAGTGATGCACCAGACGGTGGTGCAAAGATCGGTTCAAAGGTTGGCCGGACTGGGAAGAAGGCGAAAGCCGATAGCGCACGGCTACGGAGCAAAGGGCGTAACGGTAAGAAAGGCGTCGGCATCGGATCAGCAAACACGCACTGGCTGTTCCTCGGAACCAAAGACAGGATGACGAAAAAGACGCGACGAAACACGGGACGTTTTTGGGCCTACACAAGGCCGATGCAAGACATCGCAAACAGCAATCGGAGTGCGATGTTCGCCGCGTTCAAAGAAGGTGCGTGGAAGCAATTCGAAGCAGAAGTCAAAGCCGGAAAGGCGTTTTGAATTATGGCGACAGCCACAGTCAAACCGAATAGTGACGGAACCGGGGCTACGCTGTGGACGATCGTCGGCGGTGAATCAACGCGATTTGCGTCGATCAATCACGGCACCGGCACGGCTGATGACACGGAATACATCAAAAACGTGTTCGACGAAGGCAGTTCATCGGAAGCCGCTTTTTTCGGTTTCGAAGATATGCCGTCAAACTTTGATACAGCAACGTCAGTGACAGCAAAAGTTCGGCAGCTCTGCTACACGAACGACGACTCCGCAAAATACCAGCTTTTCGAATCGGACGGCACAACAGCACTTACCAACGAGGTTGAGCTCGAGTGCGATGGAACAGAGATCGGGCACACGCACCCGCACAGCTTCCGCACAGATTCAATCAGCCTGACGATCACCGGAGCCACGACAAAAACAGCGTGGGATGGCTTATTGATGAAGATCACGCACGTCGGCAGCGGCGACGGTGACGATCCGGAACTGCACATTTCGGAGATCGATCTCGATCTTGTTTACACCGCGACATCGATTCCGAGCTCCGACGATTCGAGTGACTCAAGCGAAAGCACGTGGCGGCATGTCTGCTTCGGTGGATTGGAAATTCTGCGGGAGCGTAAGCGGTGACAGTTTCGCGGAGTTCCGACAATTTGATCACGATTCTGACGGCGGACGCAACAATCACGTCTCTCGTCGGTTCGCGTGTGAACGTGGGACATGCACCGCAGGCATTCACGCTGCCGTTCATCGTGATAACGCTGACAGACACGGACGAGATTCAAGTGCTGGACGGCACGACAGGCTCCCGGATTCTTGAGTATGACATTGACTGCGTTGCACAACGCTCAGTGACAGCGGAAGGCATCGCCGGTGCAGTCCGTAACGCTTTAACGAACTACACAGGCACAGTGAACGGCGACACGATTCATTCAGTGAGCGTGTTGGCGGAATCGTGTGCGTATGAGTCGCCGCAGAGCGGTGATCAGGTTGGAACTTACACAGCGACGACTGAAGTCGTCATTCAATACGAACCCTCATAAGGAGATCAAAAATGGCTTTCGTTCCCGTCAAAGGTACTGTCGTCAAGGCCGGCAGCAGTTCGCTGACAGCTATCGGCCAATGCACAGACTTTAGTCTGAGTATCGAGGGGGCTGTCACGTATGACGCCACCACAATCGATCAAACAGACAACTTCAAAACGTACAAGCAATCAGGCCACGCTGAACCCGGCTCGGCTTCCATCTCGTGTTTCTACGATTCCACTGATGCAGGGCAGGACATTGTCCAGACGGCGATCACAGCATCGACGCTTGATGATGTTCCCATGCAAGTGACGTTCGCCGATTCAAGCACAATCGATTTCGATGCGGCGTCAGTCAGCTACGAAGTCAGCGCGGCGGGCGAAGAAGGCGTCAAAGTTTCGATGGAAGCCAAGTGCACCGGTGCTCCGACTTTTGCGTAGGGGGCGGTAATGCGAATTAAGCTGTTGATCGATATGGAAGCCGCGAGATCGTTCGCGAAAAAACATCCGGAGTTGATCGAACTTCGGGATGGGCGGCCGTGGCTTCCGGCCGGTACAGAGTACGACTGGCCAGATGCCTGGACGCTCGTGAACGGCGGCTTCGCAGAGGCTGCGGACGACGAGTGCCGAAAGAAGTGTGAAGAAAACCCACCAACTCCGAGGCAAGCAGAGCATCGGTTTTACCACGAACGCGTGATCCGCGAGCAGCAAGAATTCAAGGAGGAACTCGAGGCGGATGCATACGATGAGGACGATGACGAATGACTCTCGACAAGGCAGCATTCCTGACGCCAGTGCCCGTTGATCTCGTGGAATTCAAGATTCCAGAGCTCGGCGGCTCCATCTGGATCAAAGGAATGACAGTTACGGAGAGATCGCGATTCGAGCGACAGTTCCGCACCCGCAAAGGTGACACGAATGAGCGTAAGATGAATGAGATTCGGCAGCGGATGCTGGTTGCCTGCGTGTGCAATGCAGATGGGCAGCAACTACTGACGGAAGCAGACATCGAAGCGATTGGGAAGCAGCGGGCCGATATTGTTGAGCGGCTTGTAAACGCTGCACAGATTGCGTGCGGCATGAGTACAGATGATATGGAAGACATCGTAAAAAACTCCGAAACGATCGACGAGAGCAGTTGAGCCTCCGGCTGGCGATGCTGGCCGGATCGCCGAATATCGATGAGGTTTCCGACTCGATCGACGAAGCAACATTTCAAAGATGGATGGCAGCAGATGAGATCGGAATGCTGGGACACGCCGACAAAATGCTGGGGTTCATCGCGTTCATGATCGCAAACTATATCGGCATGAAATTCGACAACGCTGACGACTTGCGAGCAATCACAATGCCGTGGAGTAAACCGGACGATGACGGCAGCGGTGCAGACGTTTACAAGTCACTGAAGAACCAGTACCAAAAGGCAGTGCAACAACATGGCTAGTCTCGGAACACTTGCCGTCAATTTGTCTGCGAACTCAGGAAAGTTCCGCAAAGGTATTGGTGATGCAGAAAACCGACTGAAGAAATTCAGTCAGAGTGCAAAGCGTGCGGTGGCTGGCGTCGGAGCACTGGCGGCAGGTTATTTGTCAGCCCGTGCTGTTGGTGGTGCGATCGAGTCAGCACGGACGCAGATACAAGCCGAGCAAAAACTGCAAGCCGTGCTCGCGTCAACGGGCGGTGCTGCAGGATTAACAGCCGAACAGATAAAGGCGTATGCGGGCGAATTGCAAAGCATGACAAACTTCGGCGACGAAGCGACGATCAATGCTGCGGCAATGCTCGCAACGTTTAAGGAAATCAAAGGCGGTGCCTTCAAGGACACGCTGGCAATCGCGCAGGATATGTCCGCGGTTCTGGGGACGGATTTGAAAGGCTCTGTGATTCAGTTGGGGAAGGCGTTAAATGATCCAGCAAAGGGATTGAGCGCACTGAGCCGCTCAGGGGTTTCATTCACGGAAGCGCAGAAGCAGCAGATCAAAGCGTTACAGGAATCAGGTGATCTGCTGGGCGCGCAAAAAATTATTCTGTCAGAGCTTCAAAGCGAGTTTGGTGGAGCAGCCGCAGCGATGGCTGATCCGTGGACGCAACTCAAAAACGCCGTGGGTGATCTCGGCGAAGTGTTCGGCCAGATCGGCATCACAGTTCTCGGGAAGATAGCGCCGGCAATTATTGGGGCCGTAAACGGCATCATTTCGCGAATGGGCGGAATGGAAGGTATCGCCGCAATCGTGACAAATGCGATCAGTCAAGTCGCGCCCGTGTTCACGACGCTGAAAGATATCGGGGCTGCTGTATTCTCTGCGTTGATAAGCGTTGTGACGAGCTTCCACAGCACATTCATGGCCGGGTTCAGCAGTGCCGCAGGTGGCGTCATATCCTTCAGCGGTGGCGTCGATGGGCTGGCGACAAACTTTGCGGCGTTCGGTGAAATGGCCGTGTCGGCGATTAACAGTTTCGTCCCGTATCTGCAAAAGGCGGGCGAAATTCTCGGCGGATTTCACGCTCTGGTGATTCAGACGGGCGCAGCAATCATCTCGGAAGTTGGGCCGCCAATGATCGATGCATTTTCGGCGGTGGCTGGCTTTATTTCTGACGCGGCAACAATGCTCAAAGGCTGGGTGATTAGCATCGTACAGGCCGGGGCATCGCTGATCGGAATGGGTGACGTGACGGGCTACCTGAACGAAGCATTCAGCAGCGTTGGCTCGACTGTTTCCACGGTGACGAACTTCATCAAAGATGCGTTTACCGTCGTGCGAAATGCAATCGCGCAAGCGATCACGTTCGCGGTTGGGATTGCGACGGTTGCGTTCGAAAACTTCGGAGACATCGCCAGCTACACGGCGAACTCAATTGCGTTGTTTTTCGTGTCGTCATTCGAAGACATCAAGCACATGCTGACGGTTGTGCTGCCAGCGGCAGCTGCCTGGCTGTGGGACAACATCGGAAACCTGTTCAAGGACGGTGTGAACTTCGCGTGGACAGTTTTCTCAAACATGCTGACGAACCTGAAAAATGCCTGGACAGCATTATGGGATTGGATCAGCGGCGATTCCGATTCGTTCGACTTCGAATGGAAAGGGCTGACGGACGGGTTCATTGCGGAGACAAAGAAGTTCCCGGACATCGCGGAACGCGAAATGACAGCACTCGAAAAGACGCTGTCAGCGAACGCTGAGAAGTCATCCAAGGCAATTGGAGATTCTTACAGGCGGAACGTCACGGAACCGCTCGAAGAGCTTAACCGGATGCAGGCTGAGGCGGGCTTGCCGAGTACAAGTATTGGGGAAGCACCGAAAGCAGCAGCAGCACCGAAGGCACCGAAGGCACCTGAAGTTAAAGAAGTTGTTCTCAAAGAACCAAAGGTGAAAGTCGACAAGCCGAATGAGGTGGCAGGCCCACAGCTTTCAGATGACGAGATAAACAAGCAGGCTTTAAAGATCGCGAAAGAGGACGAAAAGGCCGGCAAACGACGTGCAGACGGTGGCACGTTCGGCAGTGCGAAGGCAGCAGAAACGATTCTGAACGCGAGCAAGCAAACGCCGATGATCGCACAGCAAAAAGTTACGAACAAGATGCTGGCGAAGATCCAACTGACGTTGCAAAAACAACGCGAAGAATCAGCGGTTCAGGGGGCGGTAGCGTAATGACAGTCACAGCGGTAGGAGTGATTCCGGGCAGCCACAAAGCCTCGAACGATCGTGGCATTCGCACGTACGAATACGCGTGGAGAGTGACGACGACAAGCCCGAGCACAGAAGGCCCGTACGCTGTCGGTTCCGCGACAGGGCTGCCAGTGCTCGGAGGCACATGGCCGGAAGATTCATCCGCCTACTGCTATGCACTGAACGTTGACGCGGACGAGCCGCCCAACGGCTGGACAGTGACGGCAAAATATACCAGCGAACGCGAAACAAACGCGACGCCAACTTTAGCAGGGCCGCGTGTTTCGTGGAGCAGCTCAACGGTAGAGGTGCCGATCTGGGTGACGGTTGAAAGCTCGCCCGTTGCGATCGTGAACAGTGCTGGCGACTTCTTCGATCAGGTGCCAACGCGATCGGAGACACGATTCACGGCAAACATCACGGCGAATCTGACGAGCTACGGAACGCTGCTCAATGCGATGGACTATATCAACTCAACCGCAATAACGATTGATGGCGTGTCCATTCCGGCCCGCTGTGGAAAACTGGCGGGCGTGTCGATTTCTGAGGCGAAGTTGCAGGGCACCATCGCATACGTCGAGGCGTCCTACAGCATCGAAGTGAATCCGCACACGTGGCTGTACCAGCCGCTCGATTGTGGCTTTCGTGCGAGAGACTCAAGTGGTGATTTCAGAATAATTCGCAACAAAGATACGACGCCGGTAACGAACCCGGCGCTGTTGAACGGTTCCGGCGGGGTGGTAACAAACCCCGGCCCGACAACTGCTGTGTTCGGATCCTATAAAATCTACGGCGAAACGTCGTTTTCATTTTTGCCGGGAATTACGTAATGGCCGGCGTAACGATGTCGCCCGAGTTTCGGGATCAGGTGGTTGATACCGTCCGCACGGTGCGCAAGACGAGCCGCGGGCACGATCCGCTCAAACAAGGGCGGCTTCAAACAGACACCAGATATCAAGGGTATTTTCAGACTGAGTTAGCGCCACTGGGTGAATCAGACACAGCACCACCGACGGCGGAGTTCGAAATCTGGGCTGTTGATCATCCGAACCTGACAATCTCGGCCACCGGCGTAGTCGTGACGGTGACGAATCGGCAATGTGATTTGACGATATCACCCAGCGATTTGACGCGCATCGAATCCGTGGATGGTGAATGGCGGCCGTACGTCTGGGAAGATTCGACGGAGTGCAGTGAATCGTCGTCCGCGTCGTCACCACAGCCATCAGAGCCGGGGCCAGATCCGTCCGTTGAGCCGTCGGAATCTTCGAGTCAGCCATCTGATCCTGATCCGTCATCAGGGCCGTCAGGGCCGTCGGAGCCGTCGGAGCCGTCGGAGCCGTCCGAGCCGTCGGAACCCTCAGGCTCAGCACCGTCAGGCCCGTCCGGTTCGTCTTACACGATTTCGACAGGTTCTGTGTCTGGCGGCGGAAGCACAAGCATCGGCAGCACGTCGCAGTCAGGCCGCGGCTCAGGCTCCGGCAGCGGTGGCCTTTCAGGCTCAGGCGGTTCCGCGTCAGCGTCGGGATCATCGGGATCAGGGGCATCAGGTTCTGGCAGCGGTGACGCGTGCACCGAGAATTGCTACTGCTACCTTCCAAGCGGAACCGGCACAAACACGTTTCAGGTTTACGAAAACGGTGTCGTCAGCACGTCCGGGCTGTCGTCACATGAAGCAGTCGACGAGGGGGTGGATTCGTCGGACGATGCCGCAACGGCGATCAGGCCAGGTACGTCTGATCCCGGCAACCAAGTCTTCGCGATGTCGCTCGATGGAGAACTGCCGACGAACTGGACACAGATCACCGGCGTGACGGCGAGGATGCGCGCGAAAGTTGTGCAGTTCGGAACAACAGAGGCAGCGGATCAGGAGATCGACGTGACGATCGGTGACGATGGCGACGCTGAGAACGCTGGAAGCGTCACGTTCACCGTCTCAGGAACAGACTACGCGACGTACGAAGAAGAGGTAACGGGCGGTGTCACTTTGCCGGCAAATGTTGGCGACATTGATTGGGACGAATTCGTGAATCAATGGGTGATGCAGGAAGATCGGAAGAACGAGACATCCTTCGAGATTTCCGCGATTGAAATTTGCGTAGAAGGATCTGCCGAATGAGTGGCCAATTTCTGATCCAGTCGACAACCTGTCCGATGGACTCGCCAAGCGTCGCGCCTGCTTTTGAGCAGCACACTGACGACGTGATGAGGGCGCACTTCCTTCCGCTGGATCACCCGACAAGATGGTGGCATCGCGAACACATCATGCCGGATCTGGCCAAAGACGCAGCCGGCGCGTGGCACCTGACGTGCTGCCAGGTACTCGAACGCGAGACGCGCGAAAGCATGTTCAATCCGGACGATTGGCAATACGACGGACTCGTGATCCAGTATCACGAGTGCGGGGATTCGCGGCCAACGAACGACATGCGGAAGATGTGTCAACAATCGGTGCTCGCAAATGCGGGGCTGACGTTGATCGGTGCACGCGGGCCGATCGATGAAATGCTGGCGGGCACGTGGGCGATCGGTGATCGCGATTTTCGTGCGTACATCTGGGAGCTCTTGGACGCATGATTCAGCGCTCGAATATCGGGACGGAACTCGAAAAGATCATTGAAAGTTATGTTGGGCACATTGAATGCCCGGCGTGCCGTCGCACGGTGATCTCGCTGAACGGACACACGGCTGACACGATCGCGCTCAAACGCGATGAACTGGTGGAGACGATCTACAACCGCGGCCGGCAGCTTCTCAACCCGGCGCTGAAGGTAGCGCTCAAGCTGGGAAGCCAGCCCGCCAAACGCGTCATCAATATCTGGCTGGATCGAGCGATTACAGCCGGAACAGTACAGGCCGCAGTGCCACAGATTCGCAGCGTTGAAACGCGGCGCACATGGGCTGTCGGCGTGACAACGGCACCGCGCAAAGATCCCACGCTGACGGCGTGCGTCGACAGCCTGCACGCTGCTGGCTTCGATCCGATCGTATTCGCGGAGCCAGGCAGCGAACGCACAAACGCACGCGTGATGCAGAACGAAACAAAGCGCGGCTGCTGGCACAACTGGCTGCACACTGCACGCTGGCTGCTGGAGCACACGGACGCAGACGTGCTGATGACGGTTCAGGATGACGCCGTCTTTCATCCTGACAGCCTAGAATTCGCGGACAGTGTGCTCTGGCCACGTGAAGACGCAGCGTTCGTGAGTCTCTACACGCCGAAGCACTACCAGCTCAAGCACAATGATCCGGATCGATGGGGGCCGGGAGTGCGGCGAGTGACAACGACGAGCTTATGGGGCACGCTGGCCGTCGCGTGGGATCGCGACACACTCGCGAAAGTCGTTGATCATCACATCGCCCAAACGTGGCTCGGCGTCGGCCCGCGGAAGAAGTGCGCACGGCCGGCGCACTTTCAGGCACGGCGACAAGATCCGTCGAGCATCAACAACGCTGACACGGCCGTCGGGAAGATCTGCAATCTTCTCGGACGCTCGATGTGGTTCGTTGATCCGTCGCCCGTAGTTCATATCGCGAAGCATTCCGCAATCGCACACGGTGACAACAGCGGGCGGCGGAACTGCTATCGCTGCGCGGATCACGACAAGCCGCTAGCGGAGCAGATTCCGTTCGCCGGTTATACCGTAGAGACAACACCGGGCGCGTATATTCGCGATCGGTACGTTGAGACAGGCGAGTCAAGATATGACGCCGGGCGTCTGCGAATGCATGTGCTCAAACACAAACTTTCATGGGGCGTGCCGTTGGATCTGTGGCGGGCGATCCGGGACGAGGTGCAGCCGGATGACAGCACGCTCGAATTCGGTTGTGGCACATCGACAACAGCCTTCGAAAGTGCGGCACATCACACGGCAGTTGAACAAAGCCGACAGCAGGCGAAGTTGTTTCGTTCGGCAGTCTATGCGCCGTTGAATGCAGATCGTTGGTACGACTGGGAGCCGACGAAAAAACATCGCGTGATTCTGATCGACGGCCCGTTCCGCGGTGACAGGAAAGCCGGAATCGGCTGCATTATGGAAGCGGCAGCAGACGATGCTGTTATTTTTGTCGATGACATCATGCGAGTTGAGGAATCAAAGTTGTTCGATGAGCTCGCTGCGCGGATGGGCAAGGATGGGATGCGGCACGGGACATGGGGTGTGCTGCGGTAAAAGATTTTCAGGACACAACCTAATGGACGAAAACCTGATCACAACCGGGGCCACAATTTCCGCTGGAACAACGGCGATCATTTACCTTTGGCGGCAGGTGCAGGCGTCGGCAAAGCGCTGCGAGGACAAGCTTGATCTGTGTCACGCGGAGCACGGCAAAGCTCAGGATGAGCTGCAAGTGCTCAGCGTGCGCGTTGGCAAACTTGAGGGCCAACTGGAAGTTCTGAGTTCCAAGTGACACGCAAGGAGGTGCCCAATGGCCGACAGCCTACCGTTCAAGGTGCGCGCGGGAACGTCGCCGAACGTCGTGATCTGCGACTGCGGAAACATCCCGCCAGACGGCGAACGCTTTTTCCTGCTGCGGAGTGATGCACATAGCGACAATCCGCAGAGCAACTTAGAACTTCAGATAAAGCATCTGGAAGAAGCGAAGAAGCGCAAAGCCGGCGTGATCGACACGGGAGATTTAATGTGTTTGATGCAGGGTTCCTGGGATCCTCGCAAATCCAAGTCAAAAGTGAGGCCGGAGCATAACGTTGATAACTATCTGGACTCGGTTATCAACTGGTGTGCGGATCTGTACGAACCTTACGCTCACCTGTGGGTGATGCAGGGGATGGGCAATCACGAAGCCAGCATTCTCAAGCGACACGAAACGAACGTGATCGAGCGGCTGGCCAGCCGGCTTCGTGATCGCACGGGCGCAGCGTTTCCTGTGACGGGCTATACCGGCTGGGTTTTGTTCCAGTTCAAAATCGGCAAGACGCAGACGCAATCAATCAGACTCTGGCACACTCACGGAACGGGCGGCGGTGGCGTGACAAAAGGCCTGCCCCAGGCGGCTCGTGAGCGTTCGTACGTTGAGAATGCCGATATCATGGTCTCGGGCCACACACACGATCAGTGGGCGACGCGTGACGTTCGGTTGCGTCTCAACTCGATGGGCACGGTGGAGCGACGTTCGTTGCTGACGCTCAAAATCCCAACGTACAAAGATGAGTATCAAACCGGGCTGGGTGGCTGGGCGGTCGAAAGTGGTCATGCACCGAAACCCACTGGAGGGTATTTTTTGAGGTTCTACCGTGGCCGCGAGAAGCGCAAAGGCCGCCGCGATTCAACCGCCACGATTAAATTCGAAGTCCGCGAGGCTGAGGTGTGATATGAATGTCACGATCCACGGTAAGCGCTGGCGTATACGTTTCTGCAAATTTGAAGACGCCTCACAGCTTGGCGAATGTGATTCGCCAGATACGCCCCGCAAAGAGATCCGCATCCGAGACGATTTGCGATCCGAAGAAAAGCTTCGCATCCTCATCCATGAACTGCGGCATGCGGCCGACTGGGGACAGTCGGAACAGTACATTTGTGACGAATCGAACGCGATCGCCGCCTGCTTATGGAAGCTCGGCCTCAGGTGGCAGAATGAAGAGTGACATCGCCTACGCGGCCGTGATGGGGCTGGGCCTGTCAATGGCCCTCTACGGGCTGCTTTCGGTGTTGTTCCGGGCGGCGGCGTAGACGCTCACGCTAACCGGCGGGCCGTTTCCATCAGCAGCGACCGGGCGTCCGGATCAAGGCGGGCGATGATGTCCGGGAGATCATCCGCGGCCCGTTCTTCTGCGGTGCAGAACGCGAGCGGCAGCCGCACAGATCCGGCCGCGGACTGAAGAACGGCCAGCGGGTCGACATAGTGCGCCATCACGCCCAGGCCGGATCCGTGGATCACTTGAGCGGCCATCGCGTTGGACTGGCTCCATTCGGTCAGGCCACGCTGCCGGACCTGCTGCGGGGTGAAGCGGGCGACGCCAGCCGCTTCGCAGGCGGTTGTAAGAGCGCGGCGAAGCTGTTTGATCATCCAGCCGGATGACAGACCGCGAGGCAACGCGGCAGGCATGGCCAGATGCCGTTTCAGCCAGATCGGCACAGGGCAGACGTGAGCGGCTCCGGTTTTGCTGGCCGTCCACCGCAGTTCATTGCCCGGGCTGGCGGTGAGAAGGCTCAGGCAATCCGACACGCGGGCGGCGGTCCAAAACTGCAGGGCCAGATACTTCTGCACCCATGCGGGGGCCGCGTTGTAGACCGCTGAGAGATCCGAGAGCGGCACGGGTTTCGGGGCGGGGCGTGGGAGTCGCAGACGCCGGCCGGGCGGCAAATCGCGGCCTGTGGCGTGTTTGACGATGCACCGCAGATCGGTGACGCCGTTTTCAATCGTGGCCGGTCGCAGGCCCGCAGCTTTGCAGGCGGCCCGGAACTGCTCGACGTGTTCGACTGTGAGCTGTTCTGCGCTGATTTTTCCGCACAACCGGCGAAATCGATTCGCTGTGTAAATTGGGTTCCGCCGCCGCAGACCGTGCGCGGTGCAATAGCTGTTTGCCTGTAATGTCAGCGACATGATCACCCCTGAGGGGAGAGCATGCATCATGCAAAAAGACTGGCCCGCCGAATTCTGTAACGTTCCGTTTCAGCGGGTAACAAACCCCGGCAGCGAAGGCGCTGCACTGGGGGTGCAGAGGTCGCAAGTTCAAATCTTGTCGTCCCGACTTTTATGCGACGCAGAATACATCCAGGGGTATTGCAAAGCAATATTCCGCGTGTAATAATAGCGGGTCGATGAAGATGATCACCGAAAACCGAGCGAAGTTGAACGTCGCGGAAAATCTCCAGCGGTTGATGCTCGATTGCGGATTGACGCAAACCGCAATCGCGGAGAAAGCCAATATATCACAGTCTTTTATCAGCAAACTGCTCAACCAGCGTTCCGTTTGTTCTGCGGTCGACCTGAAAAATTTGGCAGACGCACTCCAAGTCACGACAGATGATCTGATTGGAGATCCGCCAGTTCCGGCTTAGTCCGAGTGGAATAAAGTTCGAAAAAGTCCCGCCACTGCTGTTGCAAGAATATTCCACGAGGAATAGAGTGGCCGCCGTCACGACTGACGGAGCGACCAACTAAACAGCGGCACGAAGTCGCGAAAGCCCGTCAGGCCTAAAAGGTCGGCGGGCTTTTTTTGTTGCGTCCGGCCAAGACGGCGGACGCCATGCCCTGCTCTGTTCGAAAACCACATAGCCAAAACTGCGAGGAAGGTACGCGCTGAAATGAGCACACACGCCATGACATGGGAAGAGATCGACAAGGATTGGGGTGGACTGCAGAAGCGACACCGAATGGAGATCGCGCAGGCAGTGGCGAGGTACTGTGTTGGTCATTCCATTGGTGACGTTGCTGAAAGACTCGACCACCACATCAAGTGGGTGCAAAACCACTTGGATCTGGCAGGCATTGCAGCGGCAACAGGGGGGGGTGACAAGTTGACACCTCCCCTCGCTGGCCAGACGAACAACGTGCAGCGAAATGAAGTGCCGCGTGTCCTTAAAGAGTTTGCTCCTGCTGTATCTGTCAAGCTCAACGATGACGGCCGGGGCAATCAATCAGTCGTCACTGTCACTGGTGATGATGCTGAGGACTTCCAGCCATACCTTGATCACTACACACAGCAAGGACACACACCAGCCGCTGCCACCCGCTTAGCAAAAGCGGAGTGGGCGGCTGAATCCGCTGTCGAAGCCGGCGTCATCAAAGAGGCGGTCAACAAGCGGAATCAAAAGGTCAATCAGATCCTGTTCCCCAATGACGAGCAGGACACCTTCGAGCTCAAGTTGAGACATCACGTGGCGGCAGTCAGGGCGGCTGCCCGCTTTCTTGATGAGGCGAAGATCAATCACCTTCGCCGGCCGTCGACGTGCGAGAGGGTCGCGCAGGCGGATGAGGCATGGCGTGAGCAGATGGAACGCATCCTCAATTTTCACCCAACCCTCACAGGAGAGTGACATGGCGTCAATGCGTCGTGTTCGAAAGGACTTCCGAAAAGAAGTCCTCCGGTTGGTCAGTACCGGGGATGGAGATATCGAAACGCTGACACATTTGGCCGGTAGGTTCTTTGGCCATGAGGTTGGATACGAAGTGCTGATCAAGACCTTCCTGGGAAGTGAAGTCAGCAACGCAGTGTCCTGCCTTAGGACTGAGGGGTTCATCGAAACCATCGGCAAGCAGTGGAAGCCCGTCACGGAGTTGAAGGGTGAAGACGTGGACATCATTTCGATCCGAAGACTGAAGCGTCTTCGGGGAGAGTTGAAGTCCGAGATTCAATTGGCCCACAAACATGGGCGAGTTGATGAAGCCATCGCAGCGTCGCGAATGCTGGAGATCGTTTCGCAGCAGTTGAAGGGGAGTGAGTCTCACGAACCTTTGGCCGAATCGAAACTGGAGCCAGTCACGGTGTAGTGAAGGGTGTGAGCACTGGGGGAAAGCTAGCGCCCCCTTGTTCATGCACGAAGCAAAAAGGCAACGCCATGAATCAGCCCACATTGTTTGATATCCAACCGACCGCGACGGCCACGGCTCGCACGTCAGATCCGGTCACGTCCGCGATGGCCGCGGAACGCGTCGAAGCGAACGGCACGGCGGAGGATCAGAGATCGCGGGTGCTGCGATTCGTTCAAGAGCACCCCGGCGCGACCTCCGCTGAGATCGCAAAAGGCCTTGAGATGAACCGGCATCAGCCAGCGCGGCGACTGCCGGAGTTGGCGAAGACGGTACAGATCGAGCGAGGCGAAAGGCGACCGTGTTTGGTTGCGGGGACGTTAGCGGTCACGTGGTGGCCAGCAAAGGAAGCAGATTGATTCACGCGGCGGCGGGAACTCCGCAGGCAGTTCAGGCCCATGTTCAGCAGGCGCCCGCCGTCGCTCTTTACTCTGGAATGAAAGGATTCGAAATGACTTTGAAACTGCGACGCGGCGAAAACGAAGAGCTCGTGATTGGCGATGAGATTCGCTTGAAGTTCGTCGACTTCAAACAGAACGGCGGCGGCTGCTACGTGCTGGTGGACGCTCCGCGAGACATCCCAGTTTGGCGCGGTGAGATTCAAGCGAAGATCGAAGCTGAAAGAAACGCGACGTGAGCGCTGAGTCGGGGGCGACTGCTCGGGGCTGCCTTTCACCCCGATTCGCCAGGTGGCCGCCCCCGGCTCTTTTTTTCTACGCAAAAAGGTGACGACGTGACCAAAGAGATGACAGACGAGCAGCGAAAGTTGCAGGAAGTGAAAGAGCACAACGCCGCACTCAGGGGTCAGCTCAAACAGGCGTGGCTTGAGATTTCAAAGATG